AATCTATCAGGCTTTCCGTCCCCATCTTCATCTACTGCAATTTCTCTTTTATTTCTTGTTGGTGCAGTTTTTGTTGGAGATTTAAATCTTTCTTGTAAATATTGTTGAACAGCAGTAGCTTGCTCATTAGGTCCAAGTTTATCTAAATTGGCCCATCTTGGATCTCCGCTAGCAACCATTTCATCAATAAATTCTTTTGTTCTGTTTCTAGAGCTTCTTTCAAGATTAAGATTTTCTATCTTATAACCCATTTCTAAATCTTTACCAAATTGGTCATAAGGCTGTTGCATAGCTTGTAAACCCATAAGGCCAGCTTTACCAAGATAAGGTAATGCACTGCCATAGCGACCTGTTTTAGGTTGTGCAAGATAGCCAAGACCTGCCGTTAAAAGACCTTGTACTAATGATCTATTTCTGAGGGCATCTAGATCCTCAGATTTAATCATCCCAGCTTCTTCTAGCTTTCCTAAATAAGTTGGAGCTGGTGATACATAATTAAGTATGTTTTTTAAGTCAATAGCCATTGCTTTTCCTTATCCGTAAAATCTAATTTTTTTATCAATATCACTACTAGGAACATTGATTGCTAATAGTGTACCTTCACTAGGATTTACTTCTTTTCTGGTAATTTTACCTAAATCAGGAGTATCTACTAAAGGAGTTTCTGTTTGTCTGTTATATGCTGCATTAGCTAGTTGCGTGTAACCCATAACATCACTAGCTGACATATCATCACCAATTAATCCACCAAAAAATGGCTCATTTGTAACAGCATCGCCAGTACCAGTCATTGATCCAAACTCTCTAATATTAGCCATTGTTTCAATTTCGTTAGGGTTATAAACATAACCATTTGTTGGTGCTTGTGATACTTGTGAAGCATAGTCTGGATAATCTAAGCCAGCTGTCATACCTCTATAATTACTTGCCATTGGCACATTCACTGGGCCACCAATTTGAGATTGTATTCCACCCATTCCCATATCATAATTTTGTAATGCTGAATTTCCACCGTAAATACTAGAATATTCGCCAGTTGTTGCAGGTAAAGATGTAGATAAACCTGCTGATGCTCCACCTGATAAAGCACCGCCTACAGCACCAGTTCTTGCACCTTCTAATGTTAATCCGCCAAGAGTTGGAGCTGATGTTGCTACAGTTCCTGCACCGCTACTAAATAAATTAGAAGCACCACCAAAATCAACACCTCCTAATAAACCTTGTGTAGCTGCACCAATCGCAGCACCCTCTAAAGCATTTCTTCCAGAGGCCATTGATGATAAAGCACCAATAGCCATAGGAACAATAAATGGAGTAAACCAAGCCATTATTTACCTCCTGACGATTTAGTAGTAGATACTTGGCCCATAGGAGCACCGTATGCAGCAGATAGGTAAGATTGAAGTTTTGTATATGGTAAGTTTTGTTCAAACTCAAATCTATTAATATCAGCCTCAAGTGCTTTTTGCTGATATGACTCAGATGACTGCCCTACATTTAATAATTGTTGAATATCTGCGTAGTCGGATTGTGCCATTTGTGGAGCTGACTGAATTGCTCTTTCTTGGGCTGCTCTTTCAGCACCATAGTTAGTGTATGCTAATTCACCAGCTTTATTTGTAAGCTCTCTAGCAAGGTTTGTAGATGCACGAGACTGTAAGTCTTGCATAGCACCAGATCCATAACGACCAGCTTGTGAACTTTGTGATGCAATGTTTTTAAGTGCATCTTGGAACTGTGTAGTAGCAACCCCTGCTGCGCCTTGTAGTGCGTTAGCAAAGTATGGATTTAAACCTAAATTTTGACCTTGTATTGTAGCAAGCTGTTGTTGTTGAGCAGCTGGTACTAATGGACTACCTGCTAATGCTCTATTTTGTGCAGCTTGTAATGCAGATTGAGTTTGTTGACTTGGGTCTACATAGGTTTGGTATGGGTAATACTGTGGACTATCTGTTTGATATAACTGCTTAGCCTCTTGAAGACCATACTCAACGAAAGGCCTAACGGTTGGATCAAGCTGTTGTTGTGTGGTTTGTGAGCTACCACCGCCTCCCCCTTTAAAAAGTTGTCGGCCCATTTTACCATTGTCGACAGATTGATTACCGTCTAACTCTGGGAAATAATCGTAAATCATAGTGTATACTCCATTAATGTATATTTAGGTTTCATGTTCCATTTTCGCTTCCATAAACGAACTATGGATTCTTTTGCAGTCGAACCTTGTGCTTTAGTTCCACCGTTGTTCTTTACCCATGTTAGGAATTGTTCCCAACATCTTTTGTTTGTCATACCACCAATATATGTAATGTATGCAACTCGGTCATTAGGATACATAACCCATTGCACGGTAAATGCACATTCGCATACTTCACCGTTCATTACTAATAAAAGTGTTGAATTACCTTGTGAGACAAACTGTTTTAATTGATCTATAGTAAATTCACCGTTTCCAGTGTCTATAGCTCTTTGTAAATGTTTTTCAGCAAGATGCCAAAATTGATGGATATGTGTTGTAGGAACTACAAATAAATTAGATTCCATGATAGATTATCTTGTAAAATATACACTATCCAATTATAACATATCCATACTGCTTGTTTGATGTATTGTTAGCAAAATGCGATATAGTTGCCTGTCCTTTTTGTCTTGCAGATACATACACACTATTTACATTTGGTGGTGCTATAGATGTAATATTTATTTGTGCAGATGGTATTGCAGGTCTCGTATAAGGTGTTGTGGTTGTTGCAGTAAAATGTTCTAAAGAAACATTAGTAGAAGATGTTGCTCCTGCTATCTCTATATAATCACCTGCATTTAAATCTAACACATGACTTGTAGTTCCTGTTAAGTGAGATGGGTCACCAGTAGACTTTCTTGCAGGTAAACCAAATCTTTTTGCTGAATCAGAAACATCAGTTCCGTTTACTCTAAACCATACATCTGCATATTCTGCATCGTTATTAGCGTTTGCTAGTTGTAAAGAAAATAATGCTTTATATATGCCATCGTTTCTAACATATATTCTTGATGTATTGACTCCATCTAAATACATACCATTTATTTCATGTTCTGTAGTCCATTCAACAACTGCTGTATTACCTGAACTTGGTGCTAACTGGTCTGTGTTTTTACTAAACTCACCATATGGTAATGTATCTGTTTCTGCACTATCACTTAATGGTGCAAGCAAAATAACAGAATCAAAACCTATACGCTCATCATACAATGTAGTTGTCGTTGCCCAACCTGTATTTAAAGTAACTGTGCCATGATTGTTTGTTTTACCATTCATCGCATTGTTTACGACTTCTGATATTTCACGAGGTGTTCCACCTTGATAAGGTAAGACTCTAAACATTATCTTAATCCTGCTGCTGATACATCTAAATCAATTCCAATAGCGTGTAACCAACTGCCACTAGGTCTAACTTTAATTCTGTGCCATCTACCATTACTTCTTAAGCCAATCCTGCCTTCAGATGTTGAAGAAGTTAATGATCCATATGTGATGGTGTCATCTAACTCTTTTCTAGATGCAATAGCTGCTTGTGCTGATCCATTCTCAATAATAGGTCTTGCTAGAGTTACCATAGAGTTATATCCAAACTCTAAATCACCTGTGACAAACTCTGCCTGTGTGTTAGCACCAGTAAATGTTACTATTTTTGCATCTTCTACACCTGCAAACAATAATTTTCCACCAGTCCATAGTCTTGAGTCTAGAGATGTTGTTAGGTCATCTAATAATCCAAATCCATCTAAGTCTTCTAAAGTAACACCTGCTGTTGTTACAGATGAAACATAGTCGGCAGTAGTATCTCCAGTTGACCATTTGCCATTTTGGAAGTTATACATTATTAACTTACGACCTCCAGAATTTACTGGATAATTCCAAACAATTAAGTTTTTAACTGGGTCAACTGCACTTGATATAGTGTTGATGTTGTCAAAGTCTAATTGTGAAAAAAAGTATTTATCAACCTTTTCTGCACCAATACCTTTAATTTGTGTTCCATCACATGAATAGAATCCGTCATCAGATAAGAAGTATGTAACAGCCCCATATTGTGATACAGAACCTGCTACTGTGCAACCTAGACCTCTTGAGATGGTATCAAACTGGAAGAATAATGGCGAACCAACATAAGACATTCTAACTATAGAACGCTCTAGTAATATTAAACCAAACTCTCCACCAGTGACTCCAGTAATGTCACCGCCATCTGCAATAATCTGATAATCTGATTGAGATGTAGTTCCTGATGTCCAGTTAGTTTCATCATTAATGTCAGACCATTGAACTTTGTTAGATACTCCACCTACATCGCCAACAACCACAAAGTCACGAACAACAGATATAAATTTAGCATAAGGTGCATCTGCACTAACATCATCAAATGTAGATGAAGTATTAACAGTCCATGATTGAATTTTCTCTACATTGTTTGTAGCTAATAATACATCACCAAATTGTGTAAAACGCCATTTGTCATTGCTACCGTAACCACCAGTTTTAGATACATCATCTAAATTTTGTGTTCCAGAGTTATATTTAAATAACTTAGTTGCTCCACCTGCAAATAATTGAATAATTGTTGAAAACTTACCTGCATATACATTATTAAGGTTTTCTGAAGCATTGTTTGAGTAGTCAGAAGATGATGGAAATACTCCATAACCTTGCAATAGTGGAACTGTATTGTTTGCAGTTACTAAACCCCCTGATGTTGATGGCTGGTCAGGTAACCATTCTTCAAAATTAATTCTTTGCGTTGTCATATTAACCTTTTCTTAACCATATATCACTATTGGGAGTTATTGTTGTCCACACATTAGATGTTGCTGCTACATCTGTCCATTCTTCACCAACTATATAACCTAGTGACAATGTAAATCCACCTGCATCTATGTCAGCAGGAGCATCAAATATTGCGTTACCTAAACAATTTACAAATGATTCTGAAGCAATAGACCCATGACCATTAGCAACCAAGCCACCTAACGCTGTAACATCTGCATCAGCAGATATAGATCCATCAAAAAGCCTTATCCTGTTTGGTATAGCAGTAACACTAACATTAGCAAACATTGCACCACTAGCAACTGCAAGTGAATATCCATCTGCATCAAAAAGTGCATATCCAGATATATCACCAGACGATGTTCTGATTCTAACTGCTGTGGATATTAAATCTGCACTTCCATTAATACTTGCAGGAGATGTTCTTGCACGAGTAGCATTAGATACTATTGTAGCAGTAGATGATATATCACCAGATAAAGTTCTTATTCTGGTGGAACTAGATGCAACTGTAGCGTTTGCATCGACAGCACCTACGCCTAATTTGGTGCTACCACCTAAAGACGAGTAAGGTGACTGCGAAAATGCACTTATGCCAAACATTATTCACCTTTCGGATATTGTGCTTTAACAAATGCTATATGATCTTTCCATGTAGTTGTTCCGTTGACAGAATCCCAGTATTGCATATCTAATTGTTCTGCTAATGATTTGTATGCCTGTTGTCTGTCATATTTGTATTGCTCTGGGTCTGTCCAATTATTAACTTGATTCCAGTCTATAGTTACAGAATTACCATTTTCATCTAATGCCTGAATATCCTCTTGTGTGTTTCCATCAACAGACACTGCTGTATTATGCAATTTTAATATTGCTTTATGTAAATCAACCATTATCCAGCTACCTCAACTAATGTAATTGTAGAAATTCCTCTAATATTATAATTAGAGCTTGTATTGTTTACTGTTCTATTAACATAATGTGGCGAAGAATGTGTAAATGTTTGTAATTTGTATGTCGTTGCTGATGTTGTAGCTGGAGAATCAAGATATGTCATATTATATTGAAATCCTCTATTACCATCACCTGAATAAGATTCGTTACCAACATTACCTTGTTGTGAGCCTGATGGACCAGCATCACCAAAAGCAATATGAGTTGCTCCTCTATATAATCTTAACCCTGTTGGGTCAGCAGCAGATATTCCTATAGAGTACATTACTATTATTTTATTACTAGATGATGCTGGAGTAATTGTTGCTGTCATTCCTGTTACATCTCTCCATGCTGTACCTGCTCCTGTAAATTCATTTGTTTTAACAGTTTGAACAACTTGTAAAATTTTACCTCCAACACCAGTTGGTAGTGTTATCGTCTTACCAGATAAGTCTAGTGTAGATGCTAATTGTGTAGCTCCTACAGCACCAGATGATAATTCTGTTGATCCTACAGCACCAGATGCTATCTTTGCCTGTGTTACTGCATCATTTGCTAAATCTGCTGTAACGATTGTTCCGTCTTGAACTGCCGATATGCCTGTATCGCCACTTATACTAATTGCCATATGTTACCCCTTTGGATATTTATCTTTAATTGCTTGAATTTGTGCTGCCATGTCAGTAGGAAATACACCTGCATGAAATAGTGCATCTAATTGGTCACCGATAGCTGGGTATTCTAATGCTCGTTGATATTTATAAGCATCAGTGTCAACCCAAGCATTAATCAAATTCATATCAACATTAATTTCATTACCATTAGCATCAAATGCAGTATTTTCATTTATTGTAACTACATTATTATATAACGCTCTAACTGCTTTGTGAAAATCATTCATTATCCCGCTACCTCCATAACTGTAATTGAAGAAGCTAGTCTGCCTGCATAACCAGCATCACTATCATCAGCTCCTCTATTGACATAAATAACATAAGAGCTACTATAAGGAACAGCAACTTGCATTTTATATGTAGTAGCAGAAGTAGTAGCTGGTGAATCTAACCAAGTTATGCTGGGTGTAGGAATATCAGTATTGCTGACTGAGGATAAATGAAATGTTGATCTAGTTCTATTAGAAGAAGCATCACCAATCGCAATAGCTGTGGTATTTCGCATTAATCTTGCATCAGAATGAGTACCATTGTTTCCAAGAGCTAAACTAGCTATGACTAATATTTTACTGCTAGATGAGCTAGGAGTAATACTTACTGATAATCCTGTTACATCTACAAATGACTGTGAGCTTGTACTAAATGTATTTGTTTTAGTAACTTGTAATACTTGCAGTATCTTTCCACCTGTTCCAGCAGGCAATGTTACAGTTTTTCCAGACAGATCAAGAGTAGATGCTAATTCCGTTGCACCTACTGCACCAGATCCAATTTTTGCATTTGTAACAGAATCATCTGCTAACATTGCAGTTGATATACTACCAGTATCACCAGATGTAATAATATTGCCTGTGGTATCAGGAATGTTTAATGTTCCATTACTTAATGTAGATGGAGTGGTTAGTGTTATTTCACCACTTGTATCGCCTTTTAGTTTAATCGATGCCACAAGTTGCTCCTTTTAATTGTTCAACAGTTGTCATACTGTCTACTTGATTTGTAATATCACGCAATCTTTGCTTTTCAGCAACGATAGCAGATGTATCTGCACCTATTTCTTGTGATTTAATAAATTCTATATCAAGAGCTTCTAGCTTTGGTTTACGCTCTGCACGAAGTCTATCTTTAGTAATGTCTTTAGCTTTAGCTATGTCTATTTTTATTCCCATGTCCATGCGTTCCTAAAAGTTCTGTCAGAAGGTATTTCTGACTTGTTTACGATATGATACTCTTTACCAGATGGTACATCTTTAGCTGCTATTTGTTCTATTGTTAAACCACAATCTGCTGGAACAATGATAGCAATAATGCCGTTATCTTGTGTGTATACTATTCTTTTATCCATAATTATTCCTTATCCAAATATTGCGACAGTTAAATATCCAATGTGTGCTAGTCCTGCTGTATTAGCATGACCATATGCCACTCTGACTGCTGATGTTGTTTTTGTCGTTGGGTTTTGGTCATTACTACCATCAGCACTTTGTATAACCATATTTTCATTACAAAGGTTTGAATAACCTGTTGCCATACCAACAACGGCATAGTTTGCATTTGGTAAGGCAGTTGTAAAATTAATAGTAGACTGACCTGTTCCGTTATCTGTTACAGATGATACATTACCTGAACCAAATATAGTACTGACTGCTGTAGCACCTCCGTCCCATGACACCCATGCACGACAAGCGTATACTGGTGCAGAACCACTAGCGTTAAATAATGTTAAAGCATCAGAGTTTGTATAAGATGATATGCCTGTTAAAGATGATCCGTCACCAACAAATGTGTTTGCAGTAATTGTTCCAGATGATGCTGTAATGTTTCCAGATGTTGATGTAATGTTTCCAGATGCACTTAATGTTCCTGTAACTGCAACACCAGAAGATGTTGTATCTAATACAGTAGTGCCGTCTGATTGTATCTCTACTTCACCAGTTAAATCAGAACTAATCTTTAGACCGTCTGCTGTATCTGCATTAATTAAACTTGCCATATTTTATCCTTAAATAATTACCCATCTTTGACCAGATGGTATTGTTACTGTTACGCCTGAATTAATAGTAATTTCACCAACAGACAGTGCATTTTTTCCAGTTGTTAAAGTGTAGTTTGTGGTAACTTCTGTTCCATTCTCTACAAAAACCTGATCTCCACCTGCACCTGTTGCACCACCGCCAACTGGTGACCAATATGTTCCGTCATACCCTTCAAAGCTTCCTGTTGTTGTATTAAACCTTAACATACCTTGCGAAGGGGATACAGGTCTACTTGCAGTGTCTCCAGTTGTTACTGTAAAATCACCGCCAATAATTAAGTCAACTCCGTCTGTTCCATCTTGGAAAGTTTTAATCTGACTCATTAACTCTCTAAAGGCATTGTTTACATTACTGGGTAACATACCCTCATCTATGTTAATACCACCGATGTCAGTGTTATTGGCAGCAGCCGAATCAAAATCTGAAATAATATTCTTTGCCATATTTTATCCTATACTACATACCATCGTTGACCAGTAGGAACTGTAACTGTTACTCCTGAAGCTACTGTGATTGTTCCAACAGAAAATGCGTTATGACCAGCAGGAATAGAAAAGTCAGAACTAATTGTAGCGTTATGACAAATCATGCCGTCAGCAGCTTGTAGGTGAGGTGCTACACCTGCACCTTGCTCGTCCTGATAAACTGCTTTTTCAGCAGGATATGTGCAGAATACATCACTTGTGCCTGATAAGGTTATGGCACTACCACTATTGCTAGATTCTAAAATTGTATCACGAGATAAAGTAGTTCCGCTTGCGGTGTATGTGCCAATACCAACTTCCCAATTTTCACCACTAACGATAGTGTAATAGGTAGTATTGCCGTCACCGATAACTGAAAAGTCTTGGAAGCCTGTAGAAGCACCTGCTAAGGTTACAGTTCCAGTTCCAGTAGTGGTTGTGCTTTCCTTTACTCGATCTTTAAATACGAGTGCCATTGTTTATCCTTACGCTAATGTTACTGATAAGTTGCCAGTTGTTATCTTAAAGATGTCACCAGAGTCGATAGTCTTAGACACATCTAAGACTGTATGGAATAATAAATTTCCTGATGTAGAAGCATCATGTATACCGATATGTGTAACTGTTCCCCAACCTGCCGTTGCTGTTGGAAATGTCACATCAGCAGAGTTTGTAGATACACCATTAGATGGAACACCAAATGTTACTGCTGTTCTTGCATATGAACCACCTGATACTTCTGTTCCTGTATCTGCATCTGTTGGGTCACTTGTATATAAAGATACATATACTGTTGCTGGTGATGTATATGTGGTATTTCTTAATACAGCGTTGATAACTGCATTTTCTAAATAATTACTAAATTCAGCCATTTTTTATTTACCTCGTTGCTAAAGTTATTGACATTGGAGAAGATGGATATTCACTATCATCATCGCTTGCTCTTAATGATGCTAGACCTCGATCATATAATGATGCCCAAGTTTGTATTCGTTCATCATTCATGAGATAAGGTTCTGCTTCTGCTAATGCACCATATAAGAGTAAGTCTGGGCAGTTAGCTAAAAATAAGTTTGATGTATTGCTATCAGATAAAATATCTGGCTTGTAGTAATACACCATTCTTAATGTATATGCACTATCAGGTGTTGGAGCTAGTTTAAACTCGCTACCTAATAATGTGTAATCTACAGGAACGCCACGATCATTTACTCTAGCGTTTCTATAAAAGTTAGTAGTGCTTTGAAACTTTAATGTTCTTATTGGATTAGACTCAATATGAATGTCTTTCATAGATAGAAAGTCACTAGGCATACCAACTGTTGAGTCGCCTGCTGTCATAGTAGCTTCTACAACTTTAAGCATAGGCTTAATGCGTAAGTCACGCTCTAATCGTTTCTCAGCAAGTTGTATAAATGTAGGTATTTGTGCTGTAAGATCACTACGACCAAGATAGTTTGCTATCTCTGTCTTTAAATCTGAATAGTTAGTAAATGCCATTATACTTTACCTTGTCGTGTTCTAAAGAATCGGTTGTCTGGGTCATTTAACCAAACACGAAATGCTTTCTGGTCAATCACATGAAAGCCTCTCATGATTCCTTTTTGGTTAAGTGTGTCTATTACAGTCAGTGGAATAGAAGCTATCTTATTGTCAAAGACATCATTACCCCAACGACCATTTGTTTGGTTATATTCTTGTTTGTTCTGTTCAATAATTGCGGATACATCTTGTGCAGTCTCAATCACTAATCCACCATCATCGGTGTCATGAGCTACTTTGTTTCTAATATTATCTTTTTCTAATATCTTTGCCATAATAATCCTAAAAGGGTAATGCCCTCCGAAGAGGGCAATTATCCGTATTACTCTGCAAGGTCAGCAATAATTGCGTGAGCTGCTTCGTTTTTAACTTCTAGTGTGTATTCAACAAGAAGTTGTGTTTTTTCGCTGTCACCAGTTTTAGCTAATTCGTTTGTAGCGAATGGGCGTAAGTATGCTACTGAAGCATATTCTGGATCAAGAACGAAAGCTACTTCACCGTTATCATCAGCATCAGCAGTCATGAATCTGTTAGGAACAACAGATAATGTACCGAAGTCTGATAAGTAAACATCAGCAGCACCAACGATTGTTGTTGGTTTGTTTGATGGAGCTTGATAACGCTGTTGAGCAATACCAGCAAAACCTGATACTACTTGTTTCTGTGTTGGTGTAACCATAAGAACAGTTGGAGTACCACCTTGTTCGTATGCTTTTTTAACAGCAGATTTTAACATTGCTTCTGTGAAAGCAGCGTCTGTACCAGATACACGAGCTGTTGTTCCATTAGAACCAGCAGTACCTGCACCAACATAGTTTGTATTTAACCATGCTTGTAAACCACCTAATTTACGAGCTGTAGAAGCATCGCCTGTTACAGCAGCAGTATTAGATAGTAATGTTTTTTCCATATCTCGTTTAAGTTCAGCAGATGCTTTGCTTAACTGATATGCTTTTTCAGATTTACGGCCAGCCTTATCGATAGACTCTAAAGTACCAGCGATTTGGATAGTTTTTTGTGAAATCTGTGTTCTGTTACCTTTACGAACAGTTGGAGTAGCTGTTAATGATGATGCGTCTGCACCTTCAACTGCAGCGTTAGTTGCTACAGCAGCAGCTAATGAGTCTGTTTGCCATTCGTGGTATACAGCAGTTGCTTTTGTTTTACCAACAGATGACATAAATGGTGTATCTGTAGGTGAAATGTTGTAAATCACATCGGTTAAATCTTCACGATTACCAATGGATTGATAGGTTTGATATGTTGCCATGATTAATTCACTTCCTTATTAAATAAAGTTTTCAAAAAGAGCCGCAGCATCTCTGACTTTGCCAGTTTGCTTTAGCTTATTCAGTTGTTGTTTGCGAATATCACGATTACCTTCTTTGACCTTTGTTCCTGACTTAACCATCTTGGGTGCTTGTGCAACCTTCTTGTTTACAGCAGGTTTAGATTTTTGAAGTTTGTCGTACATCATCGCTTTGTGTAGCATTAATACATGACGAGAGTCGTATACTTGTGATAACTCTGCATCTGTAAATCCTGCACTTTTGCCGTAGTTACGAATCTCACTGCGGAGTTGTTCGCCTTTGGCTGGATCTGAAAACTCTGGTAGGACTTGTGAAAGTTTTTGTGCTTCCTGTTGAACTAATTGGGCCACTGATTGCTGCTGCTCTGCTTGTTGCTGTTGGGCAATGCGTTGCTGTTCAGCTCTAATTTGGGACAACTGTTCTTTTTTCTCAGTCAGTTCTGCAACTTTGACTGCGTATCCTATTGGGTCGTTTTCCTTCATATCGGCTAGATCTTCTGGACTGTCTTGACCTGATGTCAAAAACTGTTCAATAGATTGTAGCCGTTGAGCATAAGTATCCCTAACTTGTTTAGCCTCAATAATAGCTCTTGCTTCAGATTCTATAGCTTTGCGATTTTCAGCTAATTCTTGAGTCTTTTTCGTGTAATCTGCCCCAAGTTGATAACCTTGCATTAATTCTTCAAGGGTCACTTGTTTTTCTTCGCCAGCAGCTTTTACTGTATAGCGAGTTTCTTCTTCAAGTTCCTCTTCTTCAACTTCATTGTCATCATCTGTGTCTACATCTTCTGCATCAACTACTTCATCTTCTGTAGCTTCTACAGCCTCTTCATAGTCCGAACTATCTTCAGCTTCTGCTTCAACAGTTTCTGGTTGCTCATTGGAGTCCTCTGCTGCTGATAAAAAGCCTTCGAATCTTTCGGCCGCTTGATTCACAGTTAGTTCTCCACTTCCTTGTTCAGGAGTCATGGTTTCTTCACTCATTGTATTTCCTTAATGTTCCCTTTTGGCAAGGGTTGCCATTATAGAAAGGTCTATAATATC